TTAACATTGTTCCTGAGTTTTCGCTTATGTCTCGCAAACCTGGTATTGCTCGCCAGTATTATGAAGATCATCCCGACCTATATGAACACGAGTTCATCAACATTTCGACTGAGAAAGGAGGAAGGAAGTTTCGACCTCCGAAGTATTATGACAAGCTCTTTGATGTCGATTGTCCGGAAGAATCTGCCAGGCTTAAGGCTGTTCGTCAGAAGATGGCAGCTGAAGCGGAGAAAGCAAAACTACAGAAAACCACACTTGGTTATTTAGACCAGCTCGCGGTTGAGGAACGCAACCAGCTGGCCCGAATAAAATCATTAAAAAGGAGTTATATCTAATGCGTAAGAAAATGCGTCCTAAGAAGGACAAGAAGGTCTTTCGTCGTACTGCTGCGAAGTCTAAGAAGATCAACATTAATCCGACTGTTTTTAGAGGAGGTATCCGTCTGTGATTTGTCCTTATTCTTCTTCCTATGTATGTCCTCATGTTGGGGATGATGATCCTGATGTTTGTTCTGTTTGTCGTGCTGGTGACGGTTATGAATGTGAGGTTTTGCAATGAAATATGGTGTTTATTCTATTCGTGATGCCCGCACGGGCTTTCTCCCGCCTACGGTAGATCAGAATGATTCTTCTGCTATGCGGAATTTTGCTCATGCCTGTATGCAGAAGGAAAGTTTGCTTTTTTCACACATTGAGGATTATTGTTTATGTAAGATCGGTGAGTTTGATACTGAGACTGGTAAGATTTTGCATACGATGCCCGAGGTGATTTTGGATGGTACGTCCATCCAGAGAAAGGATGTTTGATCATGTATGATGAAAAGTTTGTATTCTCTACTCAGTATCGTCTGCGAACTCGCTTCATTTCAAATGTAGGTCAGCGTGAAAGGATTCTTTATCAGCCTAAATTTGATGAAAACGGCGTTATGGATCTCGTTGAATCTGGTAAAGAAGACCTTTACGATTTCATTCAATCCCACGCCGAGGCTGTCGATATCCATGTGATTCTTGCTCGATTTCAGAATGGCGACGTTGACGCGCTTTCGCGTGTCCAGGGCGCTTATGGTGATTTTTCCAATATGCCCACGTCTTATGCTGAACTCTTGAACAGGGTTAATGAAGGTCAGAGCTTTTTCAATTCTCTTCCGGTTGATATTCGTGCGAAGTTTAACCATAACTTTGCGGAGTTTATGGCTGGTATGGACAAGCCTGATTTCCTCGACAAGCTCGGAATCAAGCCCGAGCGAGAGTCTGACCCGTCCCAGGAGGAAAAACCGGCTGTTGAGCCGAAAAAGGAGGTCACTGAATGAACCGCAATGTTGAATCACATTTCGCGCTTAATCCCACGAATATCGATATCCGGCGTTCGACGTTTGATCGCTCGCATTCTCTTAAGACTTCGTTTAACGTTGGTGACATTGTACCTTTTTTCCTTGATGAAGTATTACCGGGAGATACGTTCAACGTGGACACATCAAAAGTTGTGCGTTTGCAGACGTTGCTTACTCCGGTCATGGATAACATCTATCTCGACACATATTTCTTCTTCGTACCGAACCGGCTTACTTGGTCTCATTGGAAACAGTTCAACGGTGAAAATACGGAATCTGCGTGGATTCCTCAGACAGAGTATGAAATTCCTCAGATTACTGCTCCTGCTGATAGCGGATGGTCTGTTGGAACTATTGCCGACTATCTCGGTGTGCCTACTGGCATTCCTAATCTTTCCGTTAGTGCTCTTCCCTTCCGAGCTTATGCTCTGGTGATGAATGAGTGGTTTCGTGATGAAAACCTATCTGACCCGCTCGTTGTTCCCGTCGATGATGCTACTGTAGCCGGCGTCAATACTGGTACGTTTGTTACTGATGTTGCGAAAGGCGGTCTCCCCTATAAGGCTGCTAAGTATCATGACTATTTTACGAGTTGCCTTCCGTCTCCGCAGAAAGGTCCGGATGTTTTGATTCCATCGGCCACGTCCGGCGAGTATCCTGTTGTTACCCGTGAACAGCCTCATGATCCCGGTGGATTTGTTTTAACTGGTCTTTCTAATATTTCTTTTGCTTCTGGAGATCGGTCGGTTAATATCTACGATTCCCTTGCTTTTAAGCCTGTTTCTGCTGGTTCTAATTATGCTGGCATTACTGGTTTTAGTGGTGGTGCTGACAAGCCCGGTTTTGATCCTGTTAACCTTTATGCTGTTGCTTCCGGTGGTCTTGGTGCTTCTATCAATCAGCTGCGCATGGCGTTCCAGATTCAGAAACTCTATGAGAAAGACGCCCGCGGTGGTTCTCGTTATATTGAGATTCTCAAGTCTCATTTCGGTGTGACTTCTCCTGATGCCCGTCTTCAGCGTCCCGAGTATCTCGGTGGTAACCGTGTCCCCATTAATATTAATCAGGTTGTCCAGCAGTCGGCCACGGCTTCCGGCGAGACTGCACAAGGTACTGTTACTGGTATGTCTGTCACTACGGATACGCATTCTGATTTCACCAAATCTTTCACGGAGCATGGTTTTGTCATCGGCGTTATGGTCGCTCGCTACGATCATACTTATCAGCAGGGTCTTGAACGTTTCTGGTCTCGTAAGGATCGCTTTGATTACTACTGGCCTGTTTTTGCGAACATTGGTGAGCAGGCCGTGAAGAACAAGGAGATTTTTGCCCAGGGCCCCGGCGTTAAGGATTCTGCCGGTTCTGTCATTGATGACCAGGTTTTCGGCTATCAGGAAGCGTGGGCTGATTACCGTTATAAGCCGTCCCGTGTAACTGGTGAGATGCGTTCCCAGTACGCGCAGTCTCTTGACGTTTGGCATCTTGCAGATGATTATTCCGCGCTGCCTATGCTCTCTGATTCTTGGATTCGTGAGGATAAGACAAACGTGGATCGTGTGCTTGCTGTTACTTCCAGCGTCAGCAATCAGCTTTTTGCTGATATTTACATCAAGAACCGGACTACACGTCCTATGCCTATGTATTCCATCCCCGGTCTGATTGACCATCATTGAGAGGTGATCTAATGACTACTGGTAAGGATGCTGCTCAGGTTCAGAGTGTGCCGGCTGTCGGAAATTTAGATTCTGCTCTTTCTCGTATTACGAGGACTGCTTCGGAAAACACCGCTAAAAGCGCTCAGATGGCTTCTGAGCAACGCGATTGGCAGGAGCGTCAAAATGGCCTTGGCTATGCAATTCAACGCTCAGGAGGCCGCTAAAAGCCGTTCTTGGCAGGAATACATGAGCAATACTGCGCACCAGCGTGAAATTCGTGATCTTAAGGCAGCCGGTTTGAATCCGGTGCTAAGTGCTATGGGAGGTAACGGCGCTGCCGTTACCTCCGGTGCTACCGCTTCCGGCGTGACTTCTGCCGGTGCTAAAGGTGAGGTTGATACTTCTGCTAATGCTGCTCTTGTGCAAATGCTTGGATCGGTGCTTTCTGCTCAGACCCAGTTGCAAACTGCAAACGTTAATGCACGGACACAGGAAGCAGTTGCAGACAAGTACACAGCGATGGAAAAGCTTGTTGCTCAGATCGGTGCCGATGCTTCTCAGTATGCCGCTAATATGTCGTATGCTGCGAGCAAGTACGCAACGGATCAGAACATTGCGAATCCCAATGGTCCTTGGGGATTCGCTCGTGAGCTTTTGAAGATGGTTTCTGGTGATGAAGGTTCTGCCGGTCTTGGTTCTTCCGGCAAGTCTCTTTTCAATTCCATTTCTTCTTGGCTTTCGTCAGCTTCTAGTGATGTGAAAAAAGCCGTTTTTAATTCTGATTGGTATAGATGGCTTTTTGGTGGAGTAAATTCCGGTGGATTTACTCACCTAAAAAATGATGGTAAATTCTGATTAGCTCCCGCCACCAGGTGAAGGCTTGGTGGCATCTCAGGCCCATTACTCTCTTGATGTAATGGGCCTGAGTGACACCGAGCGCAGCCAAACGTGAGTGCGGCCAGCGAGTTTAGAGCAGTATAATAGGACTTGACGTATGCACTCCGATAAGCTAAGATGATAAATAGAAGTATGCACTATCGTAAATAAAAGGAGTATATAAATGCTAAAAATAATTGCTAAACTACTCGGAGTGCTTTTCCTGCTCGGTGTTGTTTTTCCTCTTGTGGTGCTGCTGATTTATTCTATCTGGTCTCAGATTCTGTGATTTTGTGATGGGGATACGATATCGCCTATTTGACCCGTTTTTGCAACATTTTCTCCGTTTTG